TAACCACCATGATGTTTTTATTATCCGCTTGATCAAGAGCTTCGATTGCCTGGTCGATGTACGATTGCGCTCCACATCTTCTAGCCAGAAGCAAATCTTTTGCAAAGTCAGGATGCTTAGCAATCAAAGAATAAATCGTTGATAGACTAGGCATCTCCTTTTCTTTGCAACATTTCGACAAAGGAACTCCAGTCATCAATAGATGGAGTAACTTTTGTTTTAGACTTGTTGTTAGTTGAATTTCTTTTGTCATTGTAGTTCTTAATATTTTGAATAGATTTTAATTTGCCTTCTTTACTTTTTGGTCCAGAACTTCTACCTGCATGATTTTTACACCGAACATTTCCGTTCTTGCACAAAATACCTACACCTCTGCATTGAATGGTATATCCAGATTGCCTTGTCTTAGACTGACATTGCAGTTTTGTTTTCATTCCTGTCTTGCCTTTGATTGATGGAAAAAAGAAAAAAAAGAAAAAAAGAAAAATATTAAAACAGAATAATTATATTGCGACTCTTCCTACCTATTTAATTTTACAGGTGTTTTCTTATTTGTCTAGGCTAGGATAATAATATTTAAGGAATAAAAAATATATTTATTTGATGATAGTTAAATTAAATAAAGATTTTGTCGAACTTGTCAAGAAACTTTAATCTAACTTTATCTGCTAATCGTTCCAAGATCATCTCATACTTTCTTTTTAAAGTTGTTCGATGATAACCAAATAATTTGGCGAGTTTGGTGAAAGGATGACGGTTTGCTCTCAACCATAGAAGTTTTCTAGCCTGGATAGGATTGTCAGATACATCTTCTTTAATAAGTAAGAGCAGATCTATGGCTGAGCTATAGTGCGTCATCTGTCTAGGAGTACATCTTAAAACTAATTTTTTAGTGTGATAACCAAAATCCTCTGGCGTATAACAAGTTTCAATTAAAGAATACATGCTCGGACATCTTTTATTATTAGGCTTAGCAAGAAAACGCTCAGCATAAGCTGCATCATCTAATATCCATATTATATTTTTTTCAATTCTTAATTTTTGATTAAGAACGTATTTAAGTTTTTGGTCTGACATTCTTTAACATCCAAGGATATTGGAGATCTCCAGGTTTTATCTTAGAA